GGGGGGGCCCCCCCCGGGCTGCGCCCCCCCCCCCCCCCCCCCCCCCCCCCCCCCCCCCCACAGGGTATGTCAGACGCCCGCGGTGGAGGTGGCCGCGACTCCGAGGATGAGGCCGTTCCACGCCGGGGCGTAGTGGATCAGGGTACCGATGTTGTAGGTCGAGATGTCGTAGGACATCTGGATCACGGGCCAATCGATACCCATGTAATCCTGGACATTAACGACCTGCGACGGAGCGGGGATGTGCGCGTCCGGCAGCGGCAGCGACATGGAGCGGATCAGCACCGAGCCCTGCGGCATGAACCGGTGCGTGATGACATCGACCACTTTGCCCGTATTCGGGTTCAGGTGGCCCCCCACGACCGTGCCCATGATGGCGTTGCCGTCACCGGTGGTCACGTTGGTGCGGTAGCCGTTGGCGCTGCCGCTGGACGGCGCGTTGCGCATGAGCGCGTTGTACGCCGAGCGAACCGCGCCGGTCATCATGATCTGATCGGGGTCCGCGCCGTTGTTGACGAACATCGTCACGAGCGCCAGATCGATCTCCGAGCCGGGGTTCGCGGTGCTGAAGTTCGTGTTGAGCCGCTTCAGGTAGCCGGTCTTCGTCGGGTCGGACTGCACGGTCAGCCAGCCGTCGTACGCGGTGGACGAGAACGACGAGTCGGTGCCCGCGGTCTGCGTGCCCGACAGCGTGATCGACGTCATCGTGTACGCGGTGCCCGTGAACGAGCCCTGAAGCCACGCGTTGGCGATGCCGGTCGTGGTGCCCACGTAGACGTTGTAGTACAGCGCGCCGGTCGGCTCGGTGAAACCGGTGATGGACAGCGTGGACGTCGGGCCCGCCACCACCTGGCTCGCCACGATGGAGACCGCGGACTGGCCGAAGCCGGTCACCGCCGCCACGTAGACGTAGTAGGTCGCCGCGGCGATGGTGCCGCCGGTGCCCGCGGTGGCCAGCAGCACGGAGGTAGGTGCGGCCACAATGCCGGAGTAGCCGCCGCCGGTCGCGCCACGGGCGTACAACATCGCCCGCTCCTCGCCCATCATGTGCGAGTAGAGCAGCGCGGTGTGCGACTGGCTGCGCAGGTCGTCGAAACCGAGGCCCTGGAACTGCGCCTTGAAGTTGACCTGGTCGGAGAAGCCCAGCTCCACGTAGCTGTACGTGTGGTCGTCACCGGTGTAGGTGATCTTCTGCGGCCGGTTGAACGTGCTGTTGCCCGGCCCGCCGAACGTCGCGGTCTGCGTGGACGAATCGAAGAACGGCGACAGGTTGGCCGCGCCGCCGGGGATGCCGGCGTTCGAGTACGACAGGATGCGCTTGAACTTGCGCGCGTTGCCCTGGCCCTTGGCGCGCGGGGTGGAGTTGCGCAGCGGGGTGTACCGCGGCACCAGCACCTTGGCGGGGCCTTCCAGGTCGTACGGCGTCAAACCGGTGCCGCCGACGGGGTTGGACGGCGTCCAGTCCTTCTGGATGTCGCCGATCAGCTCGGCGCGCATCGCGGCCAGCTCGGCACCGAAGTCGGTAGCGCCGTCGGCCGCGGTGTAGCCGCCCGCGCCCCAGGCCTTCTCCAGGCTTTCCAGCTTCTCGACGGCGGCACGCTGACGGCCGCCGCCCTTCACCAGGATCTTGGACTCGGGGCTCTCCAGCCGGACGTTGCCCGATGCCGACTCGGCGTAGGCCTTGTTCAGCTCGGTGCGGTAGGTGTCCAGAGCGGCAGTGCCGGCAGCGCCACCGGCGCTGAACAGCTCGTCAAGGGTGATGGTCATGGCGGGTGCTCCTATGGGAGGTCACCCCTTGCGGCGCAACTCCTCGGCACGCGCCCGGTAGCCTGCGGCGACCTCGGGTGCCAACGCAGGGTTGGACGCCCACCGGTCGAGCTCGGCAGCCTTGGTGATGTCGGAGGTTGGCGCAGGGGTGGACGGCAGGGCCAGGCGGCCCACGACAAGTCCACTGGGAAGAGGCGTAGCGGCCATCTTCTCTACCCGCGCGCGGAGTTTGGCCAACTCCGCCTCGTGCGCCTTTTGGGTCTCCGAGAGCTGTTCTGCTACTGCTGCCTTCACGATCTCAGCAACGTCCACGATAGCACCACCGGTTGACGTGTCAACCACGGTGGGCGGCACGTGCACGGCACCGGCCATCTTCGCGATAGCAGCGCACGCGTCGACCAGCAGCGCGACGTCCTCCGGAGAGTCGAGGCCGCCCTCGGCCAGCTGGGCGGCCTCGGCCGAAACCAGCTCGGCCAGCTCGGCAATGACCTCTTCATCGTCGTCCAGGCCCGCGCCCTTGGTGATCACGCCGTCCAGCACCAGGCCGACCAGCTTCACACCCGCGCGGTACTCGCGCAGCTCCAGAGCCTTGCGGTAGCTGCCGAGCCGCCCGCGGTGGCTGTCGGACTCTTCGCGCCGGCCCTGCCGCTGCGCGTGGTTGGCGTCCTGGAGCGCCTCGGCATCCATCGCCGCGTGGTGCTTCTTCTCCCGGTCGGCCTCGGCGGCGCGGCGCTTGGCCGCAGCCTTGCGCTTGTCGGCCTCCGACGTCTCGCCCACCTGGCCGTCGCCGTCGCCGTCTTTCTTGGCCTTCGGCTTCTTGACGCCGTGCACGAGGCTTTCCAGCAGCCCCTTCACGATCTCCTCGCCGTGCTCGCCGACGGCAGCCCAATACGCCTTGTCGACGTCACTCAACTCCGTCTCGGCCGCGTACTCCGCATCGAACTCATCAAACAGGCTCACGCCGTCGTCGGGGTCCACGTCGTCTGATCCGTCGTCCACAGACTCGTCCACAGCCTGTGAATCCTGCTCGCCATCGGGCTCACCATCGACATCATGGCCCGACGGTACGGCCTCGGGGTCCTCGCCGTACAGGCTCGGGTCGATGTCGACCAGCAGCGGCTCCACGGCTTCCAGGTCGTCGCTGCCGGGCGCGGCCTTGGCGATGGTGATCGTGGCGTTCGGGTTGCACGGCCGGTCCACCAGCGACACTTCCACGATCTTGCCGCCCACGATCTTGCCGTTGCGGAACCCGGCCGCCTTGCCGCGCAGCACCTTGCCGTCGCGCACGCCGATGGAGTAGCCGGTCAGCACCTTGTGCTTGACCTTCAGCACCGTGCCGGGGTCCACCACGTGGCTCTTCAGCATCCACCGGTCTCCGTCGGCGTGCTCCAGCTCTTTGCCGACGCCGGCCGCGGTCTTGCTGTGCTGCTCGCGGATGTTGGCGAACTTGAACCACTCCGGCATTTCGGTCTTGAGCCACTCGGGGTCGCACCCCTGGCCGTCCAGGTCCTCGCTCGGGTCCGTAGCCATGCCGTAGACGTAGATCGTCCCGTCGCCCGACTCGTGCGGCTCCCACTTGTTGATCGTGCCCGCGTAGGCGTATTCCAGCTGGTCCATTGTCAGCCCTTCGGGGTGGAGGTGGTCGTCCTACGCCAGCGGCACGCGGTGCGTCGGGCCTTGCCATCGCTCATGTGCTTTCGCAGGTGACGATACAGCGACGTAAAGGGGCGCGGGGAGTCGATCCACTTCGCACGCCCCGGCCCGGCCGTCCAGTACCCGCGGCCCTGCGCGGCCTTGTCCCAGTCGCCGGAGATCACGTCGTCATCGAAGCTGGGCAGCAGTCCGCAGCGGCACCGCGGGTGCCCGGGTGGGCGACGCTGGCCGCTGGGGTACGGCTCGCCGAGCGGCACCGGCCCCGCCTGCTCGTTCGCCGCGCAGATGGGGCAGACGCGCTGGTCGAACGCCGTCATCCACTCGGACGCGGTGATGCCGTCGGCTGCGTACTCGGCCAGGGCAGCCGCGCTGGTGGCGCGGTTCATCTCGGTCCACGCGGTGGTGTGCGCCCACGTCGCGTTGTCGATGACGCCGCGCAGCGCCTCGGCAGTCTCCTGCACGCTCGCACCGCGCTCCAGCGCCTCGGACAGTACCGCGGCGATGTCGTCCACCCGGTGCGCAGCGATCGGCGACAGCTGCACTTCGTCGCTATCGAGGAGGTCTTGCAGCAGCACGTCCCGGCCGTCGGCGCTGAGCACCTGCCGCGCGGCCTCGGGGTTGCCCGGCTCCCAGCCACCCCAGTCCACGCGCAGGGTAAGCGCAGGGTCCGACAGGTCCACGTCGCCCATGCCGTCTTCGAGCGCGTCCAGCTGCGCCCGCGCAGACTCCGAACCGGCCAGCCAGCCTTCCGCGGCGACGTCGGCCACCGGCTGCGTGATGGCGTCCGTGATGCGCTGCGTGGCGTCGAACTCGCGGTCCAGCCAGCGCCGCACGTCGGGCTTCGGCTCGTCGGTGGCCACGGCAGTGCCGCCGTCGGGCAGCGGGACGCTGGGCGCACGCAGCGCGCCCGCCCACGCCCAGAACGCGGCGGCCAGCGCGAGCGGCGCACCGACGGCGGCCGCGAACGCAGCGGACAGCGCAGCGGCACCGGCCGCCGCTATGGCGGTGTCGACAAGCCAGGCCGGCCACCGCCCGTCGACCGGTAGCGGTGGCACGGGCTGGCCGGGCGGCGGCACAGGATCGGTCACGCGAGCACCACTTCCACCTCAATGGTGCGCGGGTTCTTCTGGCCGCGACGCCACGGACCTGTGTCACTGACCACGCGCATCCGCAGACCGCGCTGGAGCAGCAGCTCGGCTTCGTAGCGCTCGTCGGAGAGCTGGACGGCCCCGGTGCCCGCGGGCACGCGCATGACGATGCGGGCGCTGGTGCGCGTGCTTCCGCCGGTGGCCAGGAAGCGATCCGCAATGTCCGCATCGGCGCTGGTGGACTGGTAGGCCGCGTCGGTCCATTCCGCCCCGGTCAACTTCTTGCCCGCCGCGTCACCGAAGATCGACTCCACGTTGCCGACGGCGCGGTGCACGGTCACATCGCTGGTCAGCTTGGATTCGGCCATGACGCCATCGATCCGGCCGACCACGCCCGCGTAGCCGGTGCCGCCGCTGCGCAGCTCGTAATTGATCTCCGTGAACGCCTTGCCGCGGTAGTGCTCGATCGCGGTGCGCCCCGCCCTGTCGATGCCGCGCGCTCCGCTCGCCTCCACGTCTTTCGGGGCAGCAGCCAGCGCAGCAGCACCGGTCACGGGCGCTGCGCCGGCTGCCTCAGCTTTTGGGCGCGACGCCCGGATGCGCGCCGCCTCGCTGCGTGCGTGCTCGGCGTTGGCGCGGGCACCGGCGTCACGCGTGCCGTCGCCCGGCGTGCGCAGCACCTGATCCCAGCGCGCCGCTACGGCGTCCAGCCGCGCGGCCTCGCTGAGCGGGTCGCGTGCCTCCCGTTCGCGCGCCAACCGATCGGCCTTGTCGCGCGGCCCTTCATCGCCCGTCTTCGGCGCGGCGAGTGCGATGGTCTTGCCCTCATCGAGCCGCATCGTGGACGTGATGCCCTGATCCTCGCGGGTGGCGCGGAACAGCACGCCACCCTTGCCGGCCGCGTTGACGGCCGCCTTGCGCGGCTTCTCCTCCACCTTCCACGCGGTGCCGCGGAACTGCACGCGCGTGCCCACGTCGATGCCGGACGCGTCCACCTTGCCGTACTGCCCGCCGAACTCCGACGGGTTAGCGACGCTGGCCGCCATCTGCTGCGCCATCATGTCGTTGACGCTCGGCGCGGTCGGTGCCGTCGGCGGCTGGTGCTTGATGTCGACCAGCCTGCCGGACTCGTCGTAGATCAGCTTCGTGTCGTGGTCGCGCTCCACCGACTCGATGCGGTCACGGAAGCCCTTCGCCTTGGCCTTGGCGTCGTTGATCCGCTTGCGCAGGATCTTGCGCGACTCGCCGGAGTAGTCCTTGATCTGCCGCTCAAGGCGCGACAGTTCCTGCTCCACCTTGCGGGCGCGGCTGTCCAGGGTGGCGCGGCTGTTGGCGATGGCCTGCGCCCGGTCGTCGCCGCCCGCGCCACGTGCCGCCGCAGCCGCCTGCGCCCCGGCCATGGCGTGCGTGAATTCATCCTGCACGCCAGCCATCTGGCTGCGGATGGCGTCCGCGTCGCGCCGGTCAGCGCTCTCCATCTCACCCGTCAGATCGATGGCGCGCTGCCGCCACATGGCCACGTGCTTGTCGCTGCCGTGCTCGCCGGCCAGTTGGTCAAAACGCGCCGCCATGTCGCGCTGCCGCTTGCTCAGTCCCACGGTGTTTGATGCTTCGTGCTGCCTCACCTCGGCGTCCAGGGCGCGCAGGCGCTGGCTCAGCTCGCGCTTTTCGGCCGCACTCATCGGCGCGTCGGGAGTCGATGCCGCCACCTGCTCGGCGCGCTTGGCCGGCGCAGGCTTCGCGGCGCTGCGGGTGGTCGGGCGGATGTCCAGTGGCGCGGCTGCACGGCGCTCGCGCTCGGCCTCGTACGCCGCGCGCTCGGCCATCTGCTGCGCCATCATGTCGTTGACGCTCGGCGCGGCCACGGCAGCCGGCGCAGTGGGGGTGCTCTCCGCGGGCTTCATCCGACCGTAGAGCACGTCACCAAGCTCGCGCAGGTCGTCGTGCGACTTGGGCGTGGTGCTGTTCGTGTAGGTGCGTGCGCGCAGGTCTGCGGCCAATCCCTCTTTGTCGATCTTGTCGCCGGGCACCACCGACGACGTGCCGTAGCCCAGCGTGCGCCCCAGACTGCCGAACTGGTCCATGGTCTGCTCGTGGCCGTCGGCATCGGTCATGCGGCGCACCTTGCGCGGCTTGCCCTCGCGGGTCACGCTGGTGACCTCGTACACCTCGTACGACTTGCGGTCAGCGTTGGCCCGGCCACCGCCGATGTAGCTGTTGTCGGTGCGCTCCACCACGTACACGTCGCCGCGCTTGGCCGCCTCGCCCGCCTTGCGCTGCAACCCCTTGAGCCCCTCGCTGCGCGGCGGCATGGTCGGCATGGCATCCTGGCGCGCGACGATCTGCTCAGTACTGGAATGCAGCTGACCGAGGCGCGTTTCGCGGTCGGCACCGTAGAGCGTACGGCCGCCGGTGATCCGGCCCATGCCGCCCGCGCTGCGCTCCTCCACGATCAGGCCGATTTTCTGCCACCCCTCGGAGGGGTGCCAGCGCCAATCGCCCTCGCGCACCTCGGCCGCAGACACCTTCACGGACGGGTCCACGTTGCGCGGCGCGGCAGTCTCCACGGTCGGCGCGGGCTTGTTCGCGTTGGTGATGGCGTCGCGGATAGCGGTCAGGCTGGCATCCTTGGACCGGCCATCCTTCATCACCTCGCTGTTCATGCGGCCGTAACTGCCGTTCTTGCCCTTGAAGGTGTGGAACGTGGCCTTGAAGCCCGTCTTCATGTCCGGGCTGATCGCCTGGACAGTGAAGTACGGCGATCCGCCGCCGGCACCGTTGCTGGAGCTGTGCGACACCATCACGATCATGCCCTGCGCGTCCGCCAGGTCAATCAGCTCGCGCGCAGCCTTGGTCGCCTGCACCGCCGCGTCGCCGCGCGGCGTGCGCTCCAGCTGCTCCAGCTCGGCAAGAATCTTCTCGTGCACCTGGCGTTCGTCCGCGTTCAGGTCGGTGCGCGCCAGGTACTCGCGCTCGCTGGCAAGGTCGCGCTCCAGCTCGGCACGGTTGGCCGGGAAGAACTCCGCGTGCCGCTCGTCCAGCTTCCGCGCCGTCTCGCGCAGCGCCGCCTGACGCTCGACCGGTGCCGCATCGATCCCGGTCACGCTGCGCGCCGTCGGCCCGGTGGGCGCACTCGGCGCGTCGGGGGTCTGCGCCGCGATGGCCTCGGTGCGCGCCGCGGGCGTAGCGGCGCGCGGCGGGTCAAGCCAGATGTTGTGCTGCGGCCCGGCCCCGAGGTCCAGCGCGTCGCGGTGGTCCTCATCGGTCAGCGTCTTCTGGTTGTCCTCCGGTGCCGCGTTCAGCGACCGGTCGCCGGTGGTGATGAGACGGCGCAGCGCAGCGTCCTGCTGGTCGCGGTCCATGTCGTGTTCGGCGGCCAGCTTGCGGCGCACGTCCACCATCGACACCGCCGCGCCCGGCTCGTCGGCCAGAGAGTTGACGACGTCGCGGACGCTGGCGTCGGCCTGCTCGGGCGTCTTGGTCGCCGGAGCCTTGCGGCCGAAGCGAGCGCGGCTAGCCGGCACGTCGATGTCGGCGTTATCGATCGCGTGCTGAGCGGCCATGCGGTCGCCCTCGCTCGTGTAGCCGTCTTTCCGGGGGGTCGTCATGCCGTCCATCGTACTTGACGCGTCACTCACGGGCAATTGACGCGCGGCAGGCTTCGGCGCAGCGGCGGCCGCACGGCGACGCTCGGCATCGGCACGCAGGCCTGCCAGCACCGGCTTGTCGGGCGTGGACGGGCCGAGCGCGTCGACACGCATTGAGCCGCGCTTCACCCACCGGCCGCGGTGGTCGCGTGACAGGGTGCGCCAGTTGTCGTTTCCGCCGAACGACTTCTCTATCTCGGCGTCATCGACCTGCCACGCCCAATCGACAAAGTCGACGTCGCGCGGCACGTCCTGGCCCGGCCAGTCGCCCGGCTCCAGCGCCTTGCAGATGAACGGCCGACGTGCGTCGCCGCCGCGCTTACGCGCCCAACGCCGGTACGCGGCCAGCTCCAGCGCCTTCTCGGCGGTCTCGCCGCTCAGTTCCTCCGCCTCGGCCTCGCCGGCCGCCAGCTCGCGGCCCTGCTCGGACGTGGCGAGCTGGTCCTCCACGAGCGCCTGCTCAGCCTCTGCGGCCTGCTCGGCGCGTGCGGCCATGCCCTCAATCGGCACCCATCCGGTGCCGAGCATCGCCATCGGCATGTCGGCCTCGGGGAAGGTGTACGGCGACTTGCCGATCCTCTTCCGGTCGTCGTTGAGCGTAATCGTGCCGCGGGCGCGCTGCGCGTTGGCGCTGGCGTCCTCGGCTGCCTGGTCCTCCACGTCGGGATCGGTGAACTTGAACTTGAGCTCGGCCGGTGCACCCTGGTAGGTGCACATCAACTCGTTGACGATGCGCTCGATCATGCGCCTGTCGGGCTTGGTCGTCGCGGCCTGCTGCACGTCGGCCTGCCCCTCGTGCAAGCCGCTGTTGCCCAGCCCCTTGGACTCGCTGAAGCCCAGCCCGGTGCTGGTCACGCCGAAGTGGCCGGCAAGCATCTTGATCAGGTGCATGTCGTAGTCCGGTTTGTACCGCTCATCCACACTCTGCATGGGATACGGCGTCATGCCGGGCTGGAGCACCTTCATGCGGTGGCGCTGGCGCGTGTTGCCCGCGTACATCGCATTGATCGAGTCCTCCCATTGCTGGCGGGTGCGCGGGGTCAGCGCCTCCACCATCGTGCCGTCCTTGGGATCGGGCACCAGGAACGTCAGCGGGGTCGATCCGTCGTCGTACTCGGCCAGCATCCACCCCTGACGGCGCAGGTACAGCCGCGCACTGATCAGGGCCTGCTGGACGGCTGAGAAGCCGTACGGGGTGAAGCTGCGGTACTGCTCGCGGAAGTAGAACAGCGAGCCCGCGGCGATGCCCTCAGCCGGCGTGCTGCCGTCGGTGTCGCCCTCGGCATAGCACGAGCCGAACTCGGCGCGCGGGAAGCCGTACAGATCCTGCTGGAAGGCCGGGAACGGCGGTTCGGGGCGCGCGCCGCGGTAGTCGATCAGCAGCCGGATCGTCGTCGGGTCGATCAGCTCGAACGCGGACAGGTCACCGCCGTAGGTGAACCGCGGGTAGATCGACACCGCGTCCAGGACCAGGTGGTCTTCCATGAGGCCGTTGCACCACTGCTCGAAGCTGACCCCGTTGGCCTTCCACGGGTTCTTCCAAAACGCCGTCAGCCGCTCGATCTCCGGCAGCATCTTGCGGCGCATCTCGGCTTCGATGTCCTCGCGACCGGTGCCGCCCGCGCTCGCCGCATACTGGTCCTGCACCAGCTGGTCGTCCAGGGTGATCGACCAGTCCAGGCCTTGGAGCTGCTCCTGGCGCACCGCGATGCACCGGCGCATGATGTCGACGTTCTCAGCCGCCGCACGCAGCGTCGCCCACGGGATGGGCTGCGCCGCGCTGCCCGGCAGGTTCCAGCTCACCGGGTACTCGGTCAGCCGCGGCTCGGGGCGGCCGGTGTCCTTGCGGCTCGGGTCGATCGCCGCGGGGTCCAGGGGGTTGGACGGGCCGAAGCCGGTACGGTCGCGCGGGTCGCGCATCATCGGCACCATGTGCAGCGTCTCGTCATCGACCACGAGCCGCCGGCCCGGCACCGTCACCGCGTTGATGGCATCGCCGAGCGCCACCGTGCGCGGCTGCGCACTGCGGTTGGCAGAGGCGAAACCCACGGCAGCGCCGTGGCTGAACTGCTTGTCAATGCGCTGGCGCTGCGTGCGACCCCTGCGACCCATGTGGCGCACCCTGCCTATCCGACAAACGCGGGCATAGGCCCGTCGCCGTCATCGTCGTGATCTGTCGCCCAGTATGTGGCACCGTGATCCGGCTCGCCACCTGCGTTCGGCTGCCGCGTCTCGGCTTCCATCGCGGCCATGAAGTCCCCGCCTCCGCCGCCTGCGATCTTCAGCCGGTGCATCCCCTGCGTGAACGCGTCCACCATGTCATCGTGCGCGCCGTTCGGGAACACGGTCGCCTCGTGGATGAATCCGCCCACCCACGCGCATCCTTCCAGCAGGGCCGACGGCAGCGACACGTCCCCGGCCTCCACGAACGGCGACACCGCCCGCGCCCGGCCCTCCTTGCTGTCCTCGGGGTTGAACGGCACGATGCCGCCCACCCGCTTGCGCAGCACGCTGATGACGGCGGGCCCGTTGGCCTTGTCCTCCACGATCTTCAGCGTCGCCTGCGGCCACTTCGCGCACAGCTGCTCCAGCGCGGTGCAGGTCTCCTCGAACTCCATGCGCTCGCGCACCATGTCCAGCAGCCAGACCTTCGGCCCCCGACGTGCCATCACCATCAGCACCACGTAGTCGGACCCGTCGGTGTCCTTGAACGCGCAGTCGACGGTGATGATGACCTGACCCGCGCCGATGGCGTGGTGGGCCCCGCCGGCCAGCACCGTCCATCGCGGCGTGCTGTAGTACTGCCACCACGAGCGCAGGAAGATCGAGCCCTCGTTCGGCGACGGCCAGCCCTGATACAGCGCCGTCCAGCCGAACGTGCCCGCGTTGCGCTTGCGCTGCTCCCAGTCGGCCACCGAGCGGCCGCGGGCACTGGCCATGTACTCGCCGGGCGCGCGCCCCAGGATGTCGGAGCCAAGGCACGTCATCTCGAAACCGGCCGTGCCCAGCGCCTGCCCACATTTGCACTCCGCACCCCTGGCGGGGTCGTGGACGGCCTGCGCCGGGATGTTGATCAGATGCCAGTCGGCCGCACCGCCCTCCACATCCGACAGCAGGAACCCTGCGAGGTCCGCTTCGTGCCAGCGCGTCTGCACGAGCACGATGATGCCGCCGCCCGCGGGCATACGCGTGCTGGCGACCATGCGCCACCAGTCGCGCACGTTCTCCTGCATCACCTCGGAGCCGGCCTCCTTGGCGTCCTTGTGCGGGTCGTCGATGATCATCACGTCGACGGGGCGGCCGGTCAGCGAGCCCTGCACCGACGACGTGATCAACCCGCCCTCGTGGCCTACCAGCTGCCACTCGTTGGCCGCACTGGAGTCGCTGCGCACCTTGATGCCCAGCTCGGGATTGCCCGCGATGTCGTCTCGGACCTGCTTGCCCCAGCGGCGCGAGATGCGGTCCTGGTAGCCGATCATCGCCACGCGGCGCGAGGGGTCGCGGCACAGCAGCCACGTCACGAAGTGCCGCGACACCCGCTGCGACTTGCCCTCCTGCGGCGGCATGGAGATGATCAGCCGCCGCGGCCCGGTGCCGTTCTCCGCCGCGATCAGCGCCGCGTCGATGATGTCGAGCGCGGGCGTCTGCACCGTCTTGGGCTCCACGACGCGCGCGACGTCGAGGGGCGACGCGTACTGCGCCACCCCCTTGCCCTCCATCTCGTCCGCGAGCCGCTCCAGCAGCGCATCCATGTCGCTATCCTCATCCCGCCGCGCGCTCGGCGTCCATCCACGCGATGGCGACCCGCGCCTCCTCCTCGGTCACCTCAGCGTCGGCGCTCCACGCTGCGCGGTCGAACCGCTCCAGCGTGGAGCGCACCAGCTCCAGCCGCATGGCCTCTGCGAACTCGCTCTCGCCTGGCGTCATCGCCGCAACCGCTTGCGCAGTACGCTCCAGCTCGCGAACGTCACGCCGAACGCCACCACCAGCGCGAACACGTTAGTAGCGCCGCTCGGATCGGGCAGGTCGAGCGCGACCACCGCCAGCCACGAACACCCCACTCCGACGCCGGCGCACGCCAGCATTCCCGACGCCTCGATCGGCGCGCGCCTCATCGCCGCGCCTCGCACGGCGCGCACGTCATGCCGAACAGCACGCGCCACCACGGCCGCCGGTTGGCGCAGCGCCACGTCATCGGCTCTTCGTGCTCGCGCCCCGTGGACCGCGCCAGCACACCGCCGCACGCGCGCTTCACCAGCTCTTGCCGATCTCCAGGTACTCGAACACCTTGGAGTCGTTGAGCTGCCGCAGGTGCTCGCCGTCGTCTCCGGCCACCTCGTGCGTGCGCAGGTGCTCGGCCGCGCCCAGCGGGGAGGCGTCGTCGCGAGGGATGTGCGTGCGGTCGGAGCGGTACACGTGCACCGTCACCGGGCCGAACGGCTGCTCGTGGTACTCGCGCAGCTCGCCGCTGGCCGTGTCGAACAGCAACAGGTGCCGTTCTTCGTCAGCCGTCCAGGTCCAGCGCGTGCCGCTCTCGTCGTAGCGCTTCCAGTTCATGATCTGTCTCCTGACTTGAGATAGGCGACCAGGCGCGGCGGCCCGGCCAGCACCGTGCCAGCGCCCACGTCGCAGACTGCGCACAGCCATACGTCGCCGCGGTCGGTCATGCCCAGATGGATGCGTGGCCGCTCGCACTTCGGACCGTTGCACCGACCGCCGTCGGTGCGCTCGGGCGGATCGGGGAGCCTGCTCATTCCCACTCCAACGTGGTCCGGTGCTCGCCCTCGTGCCCTGCGCGCAGCTCGCAACCGGCCATCTCGTGCGCGTGCTCATGGTGCGTGTCGGGCTGCACCCACCGATGCGCCGGGCACGGCAGCCAGCAGCATCCGCCGTCGGCCCGGTGTACGTGCGGCACGGCCCGCGCTCGCCGGTTCGCCTTTGCCTGGCCCATCACCACGCCACCTCGCCCCGGTGCTCGCCGTCGTGGCCGGCCACCCGCGTGCACTGCGCGTGCGCCATCGTCGGCCGCCAGCTCCGCGCAACAGGGTGACCGGCGTGGAACGCCTCGGGGGGCGGGCAGGACGACCACGACTCCACGCTGACGCACGGCCAGGCGAACGTATCCGACGCGATGCGTGCGCCGTGCTCGGCCTCGATACGCCGCGCGTCCTCGACCGTGGGCGGCTGGTAGGCCATGCCGCTGCCGTCGATCATCGCGTTGCCGTGCAGCCGGTTCACCACGACACCCCCAGCCAGTGCGATCCAGGGTGGCCAGCCTCGTATACGCACGCGTACGGCAGGCTGCCCGCGCCGGGCAGCGGCACACCGCAGCGCGGACCCCACTCGGACGGCGTGCCCTGCGCCTGACGCGCGTCTGCCACCTGGACGGCCGCACACGGCCCATCGTGGCCACCCTCGCGAGTGCACTTCCAGCCCTCCGGTGCCTTGTCGCACCTGGTCACAGCGTCCTCCCGTCCTTGGCCACGATGCGCAGGTGCCTGCCGAACGCGGCGAGCCCCTTCGTCTGCTGCTCGCCGGCCAGGCCGGCTTCGGCGAACGCGCGGCGCAGCGCCTCGCGGATCATCTCGGCCCGCGCCTCATCGATCCTGGCCATGCGCTCGTCGATGTTCAGTTTGGCGATGGTGGCCAGCGTGCCCACCGTTGTGTTGAGCATGGCCATGTACGCGGTGAACTCGGCGCGCATCTGCTCCGCGCCCTTGTCGTCGGGCACGCGCAGCGGGTCGGCCTGGCGCATCACGATGTCGTCGACCAGGCCGCGCAGGAAATCCTTCACCGCCGTCACCTCGCCGGCGGCATCGGCCAGCGCGCTCAGCGGGTCGGTGACCGGCCCCCACTTACCGAGCGCGGAGACGGCCTTGAGCGCCTCGCCCTCCACCACGCGGCGCGCGGCGGCTGCTTTGACTTGAGGCGCGCCGCCGCCGTGCATCTTGCAGACATCGACGCCCGGCACCGGATAGCGCTTGCAGCGCACGCCGCTCCGCTTACTGTTCGCCCTGCATCTGGCCTTTTCCATGCGGTCCCCGCTACGCGCGATTGTCGGAGGGGTCGGGGTCGGGCAGGCCCTGCGGCGCGTCGCCCCACTGCGTGCCGCCCTCCGAGTGGTCGCCCTCGTGGCCGCGCTGCTGACGACAGGACACCCGGTAGCCGCCGACCAGAACCGCGACATTCGTGCACGAGCGCCACGGCGGCGCAGGCGTGGGCTGCTCTTCGCGCGGGTCGCCCTCGACGACAACGCGCTGCCCGCGCTCGATCCAGCCAGCGCGGCGCGCGAGCACGGTCAGCGCGTCCCACAGTTCCCTGTCGCTCATGACGGCGCACCGCCCGCCCACGCGGCCAGCACGCCCACACCGACGCTCGCGACCACGGCGACCAGCGCCAGCAGTGCGCCCAACACGTTCCGGATGATCCTCATCGCCACTCCACTATCCGGGGGAGGAAACAGCACAGCAGGCCGCCACCGACGCACAGCACGGACATCGCAACAGCCAGTATCGCCGCTGTGCCGACCGGCCACCGTCTCGCTGTCATACGCCAGATCCTACGAGCACTCGTGCTTGACTGTCCAACTGCACATCACTTACGACAGGTGCGACGCACAGCGCCGCGAATTCGCGCGCGCCGACCAGTCGCCCGGCCCACATGCCGCCGTCCCACTTGCCGTTGCTCCAACAGCCCCAACCGCGGGTGCCGTCGGCGCGCTGCACGCGCAGCGCCACCGAGTGATTGTCCCACCAGTCCTCGCCGCCGCGCTTGGGCGGCATCAGCGCGTGGGCGTAGGTGGCGCGCACCGGTAGCCGCGCCTCCACGATCTGATCGCGCAGCCGCCGCGCGGCCGCCGGCATCTGGTCGTCGCGCGCATCCACGAGTCGCCGCCCGGCCGCGCGCTGCGCCGGGGTCGGCACCAGCACGATGGGCACCAGCACCTCTTTGACCTTGGCACGCTCGCGCTCGCGCGCCTTGCGTGCGCACGCGGCCCAAAACTCGTCGCGCGCCTTGCGCCAGCGCGCCGCCGCTTCTTCGCGCGCCACCCGCTGCGCCTGCGTCAGGTGGTCGCCCACGTGCCCGACGTCGAGTACGCAGCCCTCACCCCACGGCGCGACCGCCGGGCAGCGCATCAGAACCCCGTCCCGCTCGCCATGCCCAGTTGTGCGCGCAGCTGCTCCAACGCGGCATTGCGCAGCCGCCTGCGCCGGATCAGTTCGGCTGCGTCCACCGTTGTGACGCGAATCCAAATGCCCTGCTCGCCGGTGATGTTCGTGAAGATCTCCTCGGCATACAGCCCGATGACCAGCGAATCATCCCCGAGCACCCTCGGCGACTGCTCGTTGCCGTCCTGGAGCGCGTCCAGCACGTTGCGCACGATCTTGTCGACGTCCCCGCCGTCGGCCGGGCGCAGCGGCGCTCCGAGCGACGACGCGGCCACACCGGACGGCTCGAAGAACGCAAACACCGAGACGTCCACCGCCCCACCCCACGGCGTCAGGTGGTAGCCACGCGCGTCACGGTCGGCACGCAGCGCGCCGGCCATCTTGATGCGCCACGGCTTGCTCTCGGGGTTGTCCTCCTCCATCGTGTGCGACCTGCCCCCGCGGCACCGCAGCGACCCCTTCGGCCGCGGTCGGCCCGGCACGAACACCTCAGCCAGAATCTCGCTCATGATCCGCTCCCCTTCGCCATCCTGGCGCGCTGCAACGGGTCGATGCGGCGCGAGCCCTCTTCCTGCGTGATCCCGGCCTGAACCGCGCCCATGGTGTCGCCGCTGCCCACCCGCACGCCGATCGAGCGCGCATATTTGATGATCTTGTGATCCGGGCGCATGCCGCGCCACGAGCGCTCCTTCTCCACGCTGGCCAGCTCGGCCTTGGTGACGTCGCCCTCCGCGTACGACATGGCGTAGCCGAGCTCGGGGACGTCGCGCGCCACCCACCGCGAATCACCGGTCATGTAGCGGTTCATCGCCACCACGTGCCAGCCCGCGCCGCTCTCCGCCGGGATCAGCGCGATGAAGCGCGCCCCGGCCGGCAGAAACCACGTTCCGTCGTGGGTGCGCAGCCAGGCCGACTGCGACCCGTGGAACAGATCCACGTCTTCAGCCTCAAGCGGCCCGTCCAGCAGGTGCACGCCGCTGTCGCCCGCATCTTCGTCGGCCTCGATCTCGTCGCGCTCCATGTCCAGCACGTCGCGTTCGATCTCGTCGGCGTCGTCGCCGAACAGCGACACGGGCGACACGAGCGACAGCTTCGACGTCACGCCCACCAGATCGAGCACCAGCGCGCGCGACTTGCCGGGGTGCAGGCGCAGCACGCGGCCCACGCACTGCACGTACAGGCCGACGTTGGTGGTCGGCCGACACATGATGGCAACCTCGGCCATGGGCAGGTCGGTGCCCTCCGTCAGCACGCCGACGCTGGACAGGATCGTGGTCGTACCGTCGCGGAAGCGCTGAAGCATCGCTTTACGGGCTTCGGTGCCCAACTTGCCGTGGATAGTCTCCACCTTCACACCCTGCTCGGCCAGTGCCGCCGCGAACACCTCGGCAGAGCTCACGGTGGGCGCGAACAGGATGCCCTGCCTGCCCGCGGCGTGCTCCACGTAGGCCCTGGCCACCGCGCCCGGTGCCATGCTGCCCTCGATCGCCTCGCCGAGCGCCTTTTCGCTGTAGTCGCCGTGCATCCGCTTGACCTTGGCGAGATCCAGGCCGGCGACCTTGACCCGCTTGCCGTCGACCGCGCACAGGTAGCCGCGCCGGATCATCCACGCGATGTCCTTGGAGTAGACGACGTCGGTCCACACCTCACCGAGCGCGCTCTTGTCGGCGCGCGTCATGGTGGCAGTGAAGCCCACCCGCGGCACCTTGTACCAGTCCATGATCTTGCGGTAGCTGTCCGCGGTGGCATGATGACATTCGTCAACGACGATCAGCCCGACGTCGGTCAGCTGGCGCAGGTTGGACTCACGGCACATCGTCAGCAGGCTGCCCATGACCACGTCGGCCAGGTAACCGCGGTGGCGCTGGCCCTGCACGATGCCCACGCGCAGGTTGGGATCGGCCATGCGGGCCTTGGCCGCGTTCTGCTCCAGCAGCTCTTCGCGGTGCGCGATGACCAGCACCCGGCCGCGTTTCTGCACCTCGGGGCGCGCGGCCAACATGCCGATGATCAGCGACTTGCCGGCCCCGGTGGGCAGCACGACGGCCGGGCCCTCCACGCCGCGATCCAACGCGGACGCGATGGCGTCGACGGATTCGACCTGGTAGTCCCTCGGTTTGAGGGCGGGGGGTGTCGGGGGCATGGGCGCACTCTATCAAGCACTCATCACCTACGCATAGTTGAGTATTCACTGTGACGTGCGCCACACCGAGATACGTGGGGTGCCTTTTTCGAGATACGTGGGGTATCATTAAGGGGTCAGCAAGTCCCACCTCTCCCCCGGAGGCACAGAATGTTCACCTTCACCATCACCCCCCACGTCAGCCAGTACGACAGCGCCGAGCACAAGGCGGCCAACGCGCCCCGCACGATGACCTTCACGACCCGCGCCGAGCTGGACGCCGAGCTGGACGCGTACGGCATCCCGCGCAACGTGCAGAGGCAGAAGAACGCCTGCCAGTTCGGCGGAGAGCGCTACGAGTGGACCGAGGTGGCCGAGATCATCACGATCACCGAGCAGGTTGCGGTAGCGGCGATCATCGCCAGCGTCAACGCGCACGGTGCCAACGCCGTCCGCACCGCCGACGCGGTGGCCGTGGCGACCCTGATCAGCGAAATCAACGACCCGGCCGTCGCATCACTGGACATCCCCGCCGCGGTCCGCGACTACATCGAAGCCGAGTGGCGCGGCGCGGCGCTGGTCATGGCCGACAGGCGCGACGTCATCCTCGCCCACCTGCTCGCCACGGACCCGAAGCTGGGCCTCACTGCCGCGACGTTCCGCTTCCACAAGCTGGTGGCGGAGA